GAAGAACTTTTCGAAGCTGCAGTTGATGCCAAAGGTCATAAATCTTCCACTGGTGGTTTGACTCAAAAAGGTCGTGATGCATACAATGCCAAGGGTGCTAATTTACAAGCACCCGTGACAACACCTCCATCAGAATTAAAAGCTGGTAGCAAAGCAGCTAATCGTCGTAAGTCTTTCTGTGCTAGAATGGGTGGCATGGAAGGCGCAATGAAGAAACCAAATGGCGAGCCTACTCGTAAGGCACTCGCACTAAGAAAGTGGAACTGCTAATGAAATCATTTTTAACATATTTAAAAGAAGAAAAAGATGCACTTGGCCATGGCTCAGATGCTGGTGATAAACTAAAGCACATTACTCATGCTGAGGATCGTCCATTGATGCATGGGCATGAAGGTTTTGAGCATGCACATGGTGCATTAATGTCTGCTCATGAGCACACAAAGGCTGGAAATAATAGTAGTAAATTAACGATGAAGTTTGATGGTTCACCTTCAGTTGTTTTTGGACATCACCCAAGTAATGGTAAATTCTTTGTTGGAACAAAAGGTGCTTTCAATAAAGATCCAAAGATTAATCATACAGAAGCTGACATCGATAAGAATCATGGTCATGCTCCAGGTCTAGCCACTAAACTAAAAGCAGCACTACAACATCTACCAAAAGTGACACCAAAGAAAGGTGTTTACCAAGGTGACATCATGCATTCTGAGGGTGATGTTGAACATGATAAAAAAGCAGGCACTGCTAAGTTTACTCCAAATACAATCTCTTATACTGCTAAAGGCGATGAAGCAAAGAAAGCAGCTGAATCTAAATTCGGTGTTGCTGTTCATCAAAAGTATGAACACAAAGAAGGTGCTGATAAGAAATCTTTAGAATCAATGCATGTAACTCCACATCCTGATAATCATAACTTCGGTGATCATAAAGACGTGCATCTTAAGACTGCTAATCATGATACTTCTAAAGTAGATTACCCTAAAGAAGCGCAAGACCAATTTCACAAACACATGGCTGCTGCCAAAGAAATTCATGATACTCATGGTCACAAGATGTATGATGCTGTTCATCCTGCTCATAGTGGTGATTCTGGTCATTTGGCTTCTTACATTAATCATACAGTTAAAACAGATACAGTTCCAAATGCTGAAGGTTTACAAGCCCACGTTACTGCTCACTACGAAAAGAAAGCAGCTGGTGTTAAGTCTGATGCTGCAAAGGCAAAACATACAGGCGAAGGTGCTGCACAAGTAGCGCATATCGAAAAGAATAAGTCTCACTACGATAATCTATTGAATATGCATAGTCACTTGGCAAAAGCAAAAGATATATTAGTTAAAAGTTTAAATACTCATACTGGTGGATTAGATCATCACATTGGTGATAACAAAACAGATCCAGAAGGATTTGTTGTTAATCATGAGCACAATGGAAAAGAAGAGCCAACTAAATTAGTTAATCGTAAAGAGTTTAGTAAAGCCAACCTATTAAAAGTATACAAAAAATGATTACATTTAAAGAAGCCAAAGATGCGGGTGGCCATGGGTCTGAAAAGCACCATGCCATGGTATTCGGTCGCATGAATCCAGTAACTTCTGGTCATGAAGCTGTTGTTAAAAAGATGCATGATGTTGCCAAAGAACATGGTGCTGGTCATTCTTTAATTGTTTCTCACAGTCAAGATGCTAAAAAGAATCCTCTTTCAGCAGATCAAAAAGTTAATCATGCAAAGAATGCATTTCCAGGAACTAATGTATCTTCTTCTAGCAAAGAAAAACCAACTATCTTACATCATGCTGCAGAGTTACACAAACAAGGTGTGACACACCTGCATGTAGTTGCTGGTTCTGATCGTCATAAAGATATGCATGATCTACTACATAAGTATAATGGTCAAGATTCTGGTCATGGTCATTACAATTTTAAAAAGATAACAGTACATTCTTCTGGTGAGAGAGATCCAGATGCCGAAGGTACTGAAGGAATGTCGGCAAGTAAAATGCGTGAGCATGCAGCATCTGGTAATAAAGCAGAGTTTCATAAAGGAACTCCTTCATCAATGAAACCAGAACATAAAGATGCTATGTACAATGATGTGCGTAAAGGTATGGGTATTAAAGAAGAACTTAAAACATACAAAGAACTTATGGAAGACAGTTATCTAACTAAACTTATTTCTCGTCATAGACGTGGAGAGAAACTAGCAGCAAATGAACAAGAATTAGTTGCATCTTCTTTAAAGAGAAGTAAGATTTATGGTAAGTCTAAAAATGCAATTAGTTCTGAAGTTAAAGAAGAGCTAGAAGAGTCTGTTTCTGAGTTAAACAAACATATCTCTGATTTCTCTAAAGGTGTTAAATCTTCATCTGCAAAACAAAGCACATACAAACGTGATAATAAAGCAATTCATAATATGAAGCATGTTGAAACAGATTCAGATCACCAAGCAGTCTTTAAACATCTACAAAAGATGGGTTACAAAAAGACTTCTGGTTACGATTCAAAACCAAATGAGTTTGACATGCATCACAATCGTGAAGAGATGACATCAAAGAGTGATCCAGTTCATCATTCATCTGGTGTTTCAGCCCATGTCGAAAAAGAACATGGTGGTAAGACTAAAGTTCACTTCACGCATCGTCATATTAAAGAAGAACTTGTTAATGAACTATCCACTGATCTTCTAGCAAGATATAAAACAGCTGCAGGTGCATCTGCCAAAGCAGCTGATGCTTCTGGTAACTATGCCAAAGGCGACAAGCGTTTTAAAGGCATAAACAAAGCAACAAACAAACAGTTTGACAATGATCTAAAGAAACATAATCAAGTCAAAGAAGAAACTCTCGATCAACAAGCTGATCGTGTAAAACAATTGAAGAAGTTTAAAGACATGATGGCTGGTATGAAGTTAGACGAAGTGAAGACTGGTAATCCAGGATATGGTTATCATGGCCAACACCAAACAACACATAATGGTGATGAGGCATATGAAAAGATTCATGCTCATGTTAAAAGTTTAACTGATAGTGATGACAAAACTGTAAAGCATTATCTTGATTCTGCACATGGTCGCCATCTAGTTGGACATGAAGATGATCATGAACACATTAAAAAAGACTTTAAGAAATTTAGTAAATATTATCGTCCAGCGATGCATGAAGAACTTGAATTAGAAGAATCATTCGAAGACGCTGATAAACATCTTGCATTAGCAGACAAAGCCCAACGCAATAAGGATATGTTCTCTCACCATATGCACATGGCAGACTATCATGGATCATTGGCTGATTGGCATGATTCGAAGGGTAGAAGTAGTGCTGGTGATCGTCATTTGGATAAAGCAGCAGACCATGAAGAACTAGCACATGCTATAAAGAAAAAGTCTGTTAGTGAAGGAACTCTGCAACCATCAGGTACAGATAAAATAGAAACGGCTGGCAGTCCAGTGTCAGATATTGGAACACAAAAATTAAAGGTAACCAAAGTGAAATCATTTAAATTTTTTACAGCTGAACAAGTTCAGCCAATTCAAGAAGCATCAGTCAAATCTGAGAAACATAGCTGGGGTAAAATGATGACTGTTCATCATGGAGCCAGCCATTCATATCCTTTACATCCAGAACATCAAGAAGCAATCAGAAATTTGAAACATGGTGAAAAAACTTCTTTTAAAGATGAAACTGGTGCTAAAGTAAATGTACATCGTGATGTTCAAGATGTTCACTTCACTTCTAACAAGACAGCTACTAAGACTACAGTTCCTCATAGTCATTTTAGCGAAGAAAATGAATTAGATGAAAAACTAATTGGTAAACAAAAGAACATAGACAAGAACAAGAATGGTAAAGTCGATGCTCAAGATTTTAAGATTCTACAAAAAGAAAATGCACCAGTCGCTCCAGTTCCAGATAAGAAATACATCAAAGGTACTCCAGAGAACAAAGCATTGAAAGCATCACGTAAACCAATCAATGGTATGCCAACGAATGTAAAAGAAGAAGTTACAGAAGCACTCAATGATAATTTACATCCAG